TAAAATGGAAGAGTATGACCCAGAAATGGACCAACTTTTATTTTATTTACCTTTATCTGGTTCAGCATTTAAAAAAGTTTACTATGACCCTTCATTTGGTAGGGCTGTTTCACGTTTTGTTAAGTCAGAAGATTTAGTTGTACCTTATTACGCAGTAGATTTATTAACGTCTCCTAGAATTACCCACGTAATTCACATGAATGAAAACGAATTACGTAAATTACAGCTGTCTGGATTCTATAAAGACATGGAAATGTCATCTCCAGGAAGTTCTGTAGACAATACTGAAGTAGATGACAAAATAGACGAGCTACAAGGACTAACTAGAACGGTTAGTGATGAAGAATACACTCTTTTAGAGATGCATGTAGACTTAGATTTAGAAGGATATCAAGATTTAGACGAAAATGGTGAAGAAACAGGGTTAGCTTTACCTTATATCGTTACTATTTGCAAAGATAACAATAAAGTTTTAGCAATTAGGCAAAATTATCAAGAAAAAGACCCTATGAAGAAGAAAATTGAGTATTTTACTCATTATAAGTTTCTTCCTGGATTAGGTTTTTACGGATTTGGCTTAATTCACATGATGGGCGGCTTAACTAAATCAGTTACCGCTATTTTACGTCAATTAATAGACGCAGGAACACTTTCTAACCTTCCTGCAGGGTTTAAATCACGTGGATTAAATATTCAACGACACGATGACCCGTTACAGCCTGGAGAATGGCGAGATGTTGACGCTCCTGGAGGAAGATTACAAGATGCTTTTCTTCCGTTGCCGTATAAAGAACCAAGCGGTACTTTAGCTACGTTATTAGGAGCATTAGTTGATTCTGGTAAAAGATTTGCGGCTACAGTAGAAAACCCAACAGGTGATGGTAACTCTGAAGCCCCTGTAGGAACAACCGTAGCTTTAATGGAAAAAGGACAAAGAGTTATGTCCGCAATCCATAAAAGATTACATTATGCACAGCGTTGTGAGTTTAAAATACTAAAAAGAGTATTCGGTGAGTTTTTACCTCCTCAATACCCATATCAAGTACAAGGTGCGTCAGAAAACGTCTTTAAAGAAGATTTTGATAATTCTGTAGATGTTATACCTGTAAGTGACCCTAATATTTTTAGTATGACACAAAGAATAACGTTAGCTCAAACACAGTTACAAATGGCACAAGCAGCTCCTGAATTACATGATTTAAGAGAATCTTACAGAAAAATGTATATAGCACTTAATATTAAAGATATTGACGCTTTATTACCGCCAGAAGAAGAAGTTCCGCCGAGAGACCCTATAAGTGAACAACAAGCGGCTATGACAGGTAATCCTATAAAAGCTTACCCTTTTCAAAACCACGAAGCGTATATTGGAGCTCATAGTGCTTTTATGCAAAATCCTATGGTTCAACAAAATCCTATCGCTATGCAAGCAATAGGAGCAAATATACAAGAACATCAGTCTATGTTATATAGACAACAAATAGAACAAGCAATGGGACAACCGTTACCGCCTATGGAAGACGGGCAAATGCCACCAGAAGTTATGAACCAAATTGCTATGATGGCAGCACAAGCAACACAACAAGTTACAGGTCAGGCACAAGCTATGGCACAGGCACAAGCCGCAGCACAACAAAACCCACAAATGGAAATGTTCCAGCAGCAACTGCAGCTTGAAAGAGAACAACTAATGCAAAAAGCAGAAGATGATGCAAGAGACGCACAACTTGCTGCTATGAAAGCAGAACTAGATGCACAAATTAAGCGTGAGAAAATAGAAGCCGATTTAAGAGTACAAGATACTAAATCTGCTATAGAATTGCAAGAACTAGAATTAAAAGCAAAAGCTGACGCTGATAAGAACTATAATGAACTAGTAAAAACAGTTCGTGAAAGTAGAAAAACAAACGGAGAATAATATGAATAGAAATAGAGATTACCCGTCACCTTCTAAAAAGGTAAACAGAGCTGCACCTAGTGAGCCAACAATAGTTGATAACACTAAAACGCAAACTGTTACTGCTGGTGAAGTAAACACAGATTCTAAAGGCAACGTTGTTGGCAAAGAATCAAAAGTAAAAGGAGCTTACGGGCAAACTAAAGGACTTCTTTGGTATAACTATATTAAATAAATGGATTATATCTTAGCTACGGAGCATTTGCTCCGTAAATATCGTGAGAGAAAAGAAGCTCTTACGCAAACTCTCGCGTCTGGAAGTGTTGAGGATTTTGAACAATACCAAAGGATAGTCGGGGAAATAGCAGGTTTGAGTTTCGCTGAACAGGAAATTCAAACTTTACATTCTAATATGGAGGATGCACATGACTAATAAAGTCGAAACGCAAAAAGAAACTGTTCCAGACAGGGTAATGAATTTCGGAAGTAATAACGCAAAAGCCCCAGAAGCGGCTGAAGAAGGTATTACTCCCGATAATTTAGAAGCTCATGCGGAATCGCTACCACGTCCAACGGGGTATCGTATTTTAATATTACCTTTTGCACCTGCTTCGGTAACGAAGGGTGGAATACACATTGCAAAACAAACTGTTGATAAGGAAAGGTTAGCTACAGTTGTTGGGTATGTGGTTGCTATGGGACCAGACGCCTATAGCGACGTGCACAAGTTTCCTGAAGGGGCTTGGTGTAAGGAAGGTGATTGGGTTATTTTCGGTAGATATGCTGGAGCTCGTTTTCAGATAGAAGGAGGCGATATGCGTCTTTTAAATGATGATGAGATACTAGCTACTATAGATGACCCAGAAGCAATTTTATCATAACAATCTTGAGGAGGACTCATGCAAAACGAAGCAGAAAAAATAGAATTAGAATTAGAACTTCCAGAAGGGGAAGTTGACATAAGAGCAGCAGATGTTGACAATTCAATTAAAGATGAAGTAGTTGAAGAAACACCTGTTGAAGAAGAACAGCCCAAAGACGAGCTAGACCAAATTAGTGAATCAGTACAAAAACGTATTGATAAGCTAACATATAAAATGCGAGAAGCAGAAAGACAGCGAGATGAAGCTGTAACGTATGCTCAAAGTGTTAATCAAACAGCTACACAACTAAAAGAAAAGTTAAAGAACTCTGATTCTTCCCTTTTCAAAGAGTATGACAATAGGGTACAATCAGAAATTGAAAGAGCCAAAACCGCTTTGAGAGAGGCTCAGGACGCAGGAGACGGAGAGGCAGTTGCTAATGCAACTGAAAAACTTTCTAGAGTTAGTGCAGAAGCTGAAAATCTTAGAAGATTAGCAGCACAGCAAAAACTTAGAGAAAGTCAACCTAAAGAAGAAGTTCCTGTTGAGTCGTATAGACCTAGCCTACAGCCTCAGGCTGCTGGACCTGACCCAAAAGCAGAGCAGTGGGCTAAAAAGAACACATGGTTCGGAGATGACCAAGCAATGACGTTTGCAGCATTTGGAATACATAAAGAATTAGTGGAGGGGGGAATAGACCCTACCTCTGATACTTATTATAACGAAGTAGATAAACGTATGGCTGAAACATTCCCACACAAGTTTTCTAATGAGCAATCTGCACCCGTGCAACAGGTTGCCGCCTCTAGCAGAGGTGCTAGTGGTAAAAAATTATCACGCAAAATAAAATTGACACCAAGTCAAGTAGCAATAGCTAAAAGACTTAACGTGCCGCTAGAAGAATATGCTAAGCATATCGAAGGAGTATAAATATGACTGAAGATAACAACACACCAGAAGTCAGAACTGACCGTAACTCACGGTCTGCAGAGACACGAGCCTCTCAAACTCGCAGAACGCCTTGGAAACCCCCGTCAATGTTAGACGCACCAGAAGCACCTCCTGGATATCAATTCAGGTGGATTCGTGAAGCTACTAGAGGAGTCGATGATAAATCTAATATGTCAAAACGTGTTAGAGAAGGATATGAACCTGTGAGAGCAGAAGACTATCCTGATTTCGAAGCCCCTACCATAGATAGTGGAAGCAACACAGGAGTTATTGGGGTCGGAGGTTTAATCCTCGCTAAAGTACCAGTTGAAACCGCACAAGAACGTACAGAGTATTTTCAAAACCAAGCAAAATCTGCTATGGACGGTGTAGACCACAACTATATGCGAGAAAGCGATGCTAGAATGCCTATAAAAGATAGTGATATCCAAAGGACTTCTAAAGTCGCGTTTGGTAGTAAACCTACCAACAAATGAGATTAATAATAACAATGTATATAAGCAAAGGAGATTATCATGGCTAATACAAATAAACCAGATGGTTTTACTCCAGCATATCATATGTACGGTGGTGTTATTCGTCCTGCTAAAATGAGAATCGCAAGTGCAACTAACGCATCAATCTTTTCAGGTGATGTAGTTAATTTATCTAGTGGTTATGTCATTCAAGGCACGGCGACAGGCACTCCTGTAGGCGTATTTTATGGAGTATTCTATACAGCTACTGACGGCACCCCAACTTTTTCGAAAGTTTGGACTGCTGACACGGCTACACAAGGCGGAGCAGATGCAGAAGCTCTCGTTTACAATGACCCAGGAATTGTTTACGAAGCTCAATTTACAGCAGGTACACCTGCGGTAAGTTTTATCGGCTCTAAATACACTCTTTCTACAACTGCTGGTTCAACAACCAACGGCAGGTCTAAAGAGGGTGTGACTGCAACAACATCAAGTGGTGTGGCGTTATGTGTCGGATTCGCTTCGCAACCAAGCAATGAAATAGGTGCTTATGCGAGAGGATTATTCACATTCCCTACTAACACATTTGCTGTATAATCTAAGGAGAATAAATAATGGCAATTAATAGAGCCCAACTAGTTAAAGAACTAGTACCAGGACTCCATGCTCTCTTTGGATTAGAGTATGAGAGATACAATAACGAACACGAAGACATCTTCGACACCGAAACTTCTGAAAGAGCTTTCGAGGAAGAAGTAATGTTAAGTGGGTTTGGTGAAGCACCGACTAAAGGAGAAGGAGCAGCGGTCGTTTACGATACAGCTCAAGAATCCTGGACATCACGTTTCACACACGAAACCGTAGCATTAGCATTTGCGTTAACAGAAGAAGCTATCGAAGATAACCTTTACGATACTCTTTCTTCAAGATACACAAGAGCTTTAGCTAGGTCTATGCAACAAACTAAGCAAGTGAAAGCAGCTAACGTATTAAACAATGCGTTTAGTTCTTCATATGTTGGTGGAGATGGAAAAGAGCTTTGTGCTACAGACCACCCTACTGTTGCTAACGTGGACTTAAGAAATGAGTTGTCTACAGCAGCTGACTTAAACGAAACTTCTCTTGAACAAGCGTTGATTGACATCGCTGACTTCAAAGATGAAAGAAATCTAAAAGTTAATGCTCAGGCAAGAAAACTTATCATTCCACCTGCTTTACAGTTCGTAGCAGATAGACTGATGGAAACTCCTGGAAGAGTTGGTACTTCAGATAATGACATCAATGCAATCAGAAACATGGGAATGATTTCTGAAGGTTATGTTGTAAATCATTATCTAACAGATACTGATGCTTTCTTTATCAAAACTGACGTACCTAACGGATTAAAACATTTCGTTAGAACTCCTGTATCTACTAGTATGGAAGGCGACTTCGAAACTGGTAATGTAAGATACAAAGCTAGAGAACGTTACAGCTTTGGTTGGAGTGACTGGAGAGGTATCTTCGGTTCACCTGGAGCATAACTCACTTTCGTGAAAAAATTAAGGGAGCTTCGGCTCCCTTTCTTTTTTGATTTTAATGATGTATCATGACAAGAGTTCTAGGATTAATACAAACAATCTATCGACTGACCTAGCAGACAAGCCAAGACGATAGAGGTTATTAAGGAGACTTAATATGGCAAAATCAACATTTTCAGGTCCTGTAAAATCATTAGCAGGATTCATCGCAGCAGGTAATGCTAACGTCGTTAGTTTAACTGCAGACACATCTTTAACAGTAGACTCACATGCAGGTAAAATTCTTACTTGTAACGATGCAGACGGTAAATTTACTTTACCAAGTATTGTAGCTACTGCTCCAGGAAGTAACGACGACCCAAATCAAACAAACAATTTAGGAGCTACTTTTATTTTTGTAGTAGAAACAGCAGCTACCGATATGGATATTCTTACAGATGGTACAGATAAATTCGTAGGCGGTTTATATACTGGCGTAAATAATGCAACTGGTAAAACTTTTATTTCAGGTGCTTCTAACGATGTTATTACCCTAAATGGTACGACTAAAGGTGGATTAGCAGGAAGTATTATTACAGTAACTGCAGTAGGTAGTGCTAAGTATGCTGTAGAAGGTATTATTTTAGGTTCAGGCACTTTAGTAACTCCATTTGCTGACGCTTAATAGGGGAGTAATATGAGTTCATCCG